GCGGCAACCATGCGGGCAAAAGGCACGCGGGTTTCGCCGGTTTTTCGCTCCCCCACGGTGCAGCTTAACTTATGGGCTCGGTCGTGCGACCGCTGTCGCCAGCTTGTGTGGCTGGTCTGATGCAGGGCGACCTCCTCGGCGGAGCGCAAAAGCACGTCGTCTCAACCGCGGAGCTCTGCGACCTGTTCGACGTCTCGAAGGTGGCAGTCCATCACTGGCGGAAGGCCGGAATGCCTGCCATGAGTCGGGATCGGTACGACCTCGGCCAGGTCATCCGCTGGTGGCGGGCACGCTACGATGAGCGTCGTCCTGGCAAGGAGCTCGAGGACGACGACGAGCGGCGGGCCCTGATCATCGCCCAGACGCGGAAGTACGAAGTCGAGACGGCGCGGCTCGAGGCCGTCTTGATCCCACGAGACGAGGTGATGCACATGATGTCGACGCTGGCGGCTCTGGTCGCGTCGACCATGGAAGGAGCCCCAGCGCGCCTGGCTGCAGAGATGGCAGAGCTACGCGGGGACGTGCCTTCCATCCGTGATGCTTTGCTGAAGGAATTCAGGGCACTCCGAGAGCAGATTGCCCGCCAGGTGGACGCCTACGCTGATGCACCCACAGAGCCGGCAGATACTCAAGACGGCGGTGTCGATACTGAGACCGCCCCCGATACGGACCGCCGACGAGTGGGCAGACGCAAACCGCGTGCTGCCAGTGACGTCACCCGAGCCCGGGGCGTGGTCGACGGCGCGAGTACCGTTCTGGAGGGACATCTACCGAGCCTTCAGTGACCCCAGGACGTCGACGGTGGTCGGCGTGATGGGGTCGCAGATGAGCAAGACCGAGGGCATTCTGAACGTCATCGCCCATCGCCTGGATGACGGCCCCAGGACCCCGACGCTCTACATCGGTCCCACACAGAAGAACGTGCAGTCGCTGGCCGAAGACAGGGTCGAGGCGTTGCTGCGGTCGACCCCGTCGCTCGAGGCGGGCTGGGAAAAGGGGCAACGGAACAAGCGCGTCGAGAAGTGGATCAACGGCACCAGGTGGGGCTTCGCCTGGGCTGGCTCGGCCACGGAGCTCGCCTCGCACCCCGCCGGCCTGGTGATGGTCGACGAGCTCGACCGGATGGAGGCCGACACCGGCGGGGAAGGGGACCCGGTGGAGCTGGCCCGCGCCAGGACCAAGAACTACCCAGGTGCCAAGCTCGGAATCTTCAGCACGCCCACGATCCGAGGCGGCTCGGCTATCTGGTCCCTCTGGGAAGAGGGGACCATGGGGATGTGGGCCTGGCAGTGTCCTGCCTGCCACGGCTGGATCGTGCCGCGGCGCGAGCTTCTGGTCTTCCCCGAGGACGCGGAGCCGGCGGAGGTGAGGGAGCGCGCCCGGGTCGTGTGCGAGCACTGCGGGGTGCTACTGGAGTCCGATCACCGGCGCACGCTCAACGCCGGCGGGCGTTACCTGCCACACGTCCGAGACGCCAACGGGGACCCCCAGCGAGTCGACATCGCGCCTCCGAACGCGACCGCGTCGTTCTGGGTCTCGGGGCTCTGCTCGCCGTGGGTCACCTTCGGGCAGGTGGCCGAGACGCTCGTCAGGGCCCAGCGCTCCGGCTCGGACGAGCGGGTGCAGGGCGTGGTCAACACCTGGCTCGGGGAGCTCTGGTCCCCGGCCGGAGACTCCCCCGCATGGCAGGAGGTCCTCGAGCTGCGGCAGGAGTACGAGCCTGGCACCGTGCCGTTCGGGGTACAGGAGATCACCGCCGGGGTCGACGTGCAGGCGAGGGGGCTTTACTTCGTCATCCGGGGATGGGGCTTCAACGGGGAGAGCTGGCTTCTGCGGCATGGGTTCATCGGCGGCGACACCGAGCTCGACTCGGTCTGGCTCCTCCTGGCCCGTGCGCTCGAGCCGCAGCTTGGTGAGCATCGCCAGCGGCCCCGACTCGTGTTGATCGACTCTGGGTATCGCCCCGGCGACCGCTTCCGGCGACCCATCCACCAGGTCTATACGTGGTGCCGCCGGCACGCCGGATGGTGGGCCCCATCCAAGGGCCACGACGTCTGGCAGTCGACCATCACCCCGCGGGTCCTGCAGCATGCCGGCGGGATCACCTTGTGGCACGTCAATACAGACGAGTGCAAGGGGTGGCTATACGGCCGGATGCAGTGGCCAGAGGACCAACCAGGGGGCTTCCACCTGCACCGGCGGACCGACGAGGAGTACGCCCGTCAGCTGACCGCGGAGGAGGCGGTCATCCGGTCGAACGGCTCCCGGCTCTGGCGCAGGGTCCGTCGCGACAACCACTACCTCGACTGTGAGGTACTGGCCCGTGCGGCTGCCGTGGTCCTCCGGTGTGACGAGCTGCCCGAGCTCGGGAAGGCGGCCAAGCCGGCGGACGTGGCGCGGGAAGCCGTGGAGCGGGACTGGATTCCCGACGTGCCGGCTTGGTAACCTGGTCTGATGAATCTATGGGCTTTCCTGGCTGGGCTGTCGCTGTTCCTGTGCGTCTTTGCGTGGTCTGCAGGCGCTGTATCGGAGCTATTTCTCCTGGTGCCTGTTGGACTCACGGCGCTCTACTACCTGGCTCGTATTGCCGTTCTGCTTGAGCGGCAGTACGAGGAGCTGCGTGACGAGGACGCCGACCAAAGTTAAGCCGACTGCTTAACTGGCGTTCACCGAGCCGTAAGCGACATCGTTGCGGTCCCGGGGAGTCCCACTAGACTCCTCTGGGCATGACGCTCGCGGAAGCTCAGACACGGCTCGCGGCCGCCCAGGCCGCCTACACCAAGGCCCTTGGTGCCGCGGGTTACTCGGTCTCCGCCGCATCCAGCTTCTCGGTCACCCGCCAGTCGCTCGAGAGTCTCGAGGGCGCCGTCGTGCGCGCGCAGCGGGACGTCGACCGTCTCACCGACGCCGCCGCCGGGCTCGACTCGAGCGGCTACGGCTTCGCGACGTTCGATTGATGGGCGCGCTCGCCGCAATCCGCGCCTGGCTTGACTACCATGGGGCCCGCCTGCGCTATGGGGCGAGGGCCTACGACGCAGCCAAGGCGGACGCCTACCGCCCCCGCCGGGGGGATGCAAACAGCGCCGAGCGCAACGCCGAGCTGGGCGCGGTCCGCTTGCGCGAGTATGCGCGCTGGGCCGAGGACAACGAGGCGCTCGCGGTGGCTATCCTCGACGAGCTCGTCACCAGTGTTGTCGGTGTCGGGCTGACCATCGCGCCGCTGGCCCGGACCCGTGCCGGGGAGCTGGCGAAGGGCCTGAACGACGACCTGGCGCGCCGCTGGGCGACCTGGTGGGAGCGCCCCGAGATCACCGGACAGGTCCCGGGTCAGGAGCTCGAGCGCCTGGTGGCGCGTACCTTGTTCCGCGACGGGGAATGCTTCGTCGCGCTACACCCCGACATCTCGCCGATGGTGCTCGAGGCGTTCGAGCCCGACCTGGTGCCGTACGACCTGGTGGACCCCAAGCGGGGCATCACCCACGGGATCGAGCGCGACCGGGCGGGCCGTCCGATTGCGTACTGGATCTACGACACGCACCCGGGTGACTGGGGCTCCGCGGGTGGAGCCTGGGGCAACACCAGGCGGGTCCCGGCGTCGCGCGTGATCCATGTTCGCCAGGTCCGCCGCCTGCACCAGGGCCGTGGGGTGACCATTTTCGCGTCGGCGTTTAATCGTCTGCGCGACCTTATCGAGTACGACGAGACGGAGCGGATCGGTTCACGGGTGGCGGCGTCGTTCTCGGCGGTCATCACCAGGACCTCGAGCGTCGCGCCGCCGGCTCGCGACGGAGCGACGTACCGAGAGGTGAAGCTACGGCCCGGCGTCATCATGGACCCTCTGCTTCCTGGCGAGGGCGTGCAGCTGCTCGACCCGAAACGGCCGACTTCGGCATACGCCGACTACACCTCGAAGCAAACCCGTTACCTGGCCGGCGGATGCGGCGTGCGCTACAGCGTCATCGCCAGAGACTACTCAGGAACGTACTCCTCGCAGCGGCAGGAGCTGGTCGAGGCCCGGGTCCACTACGACCGGATCAGATCCTACCTGGTGAGTGCCTTCTACCGCCCGGTGCGGGCTGCGTGGCTCGACTCCGTGCTTCTTGCGGGGCAGGTGCGCCTTCCGCGAGACCTGGACCCCGAAACCCTGTACGACGCCGAGTACCGCGGGCCGGTTCTGCCTTGGATCGACCCGGAGAAGGAGGTTGCCTCCCGCGTCGCCGCGGTGCAGGCGCGCCTGTGCTCGCGCCACCAGGCGATCAAGGACCTCGGCGGAGACCCGCAACAGACTGATGCCCAGATCGAGGCCGACGAGCTCGACGTTGAGCCGGTCTCCGCCCCGCCGTCTGCGCCCGTGGAGGATGCCGCATGAGCAACTATCGCCCGGCCCCGGGCCCCATGCTGATGCGCGCTGGAGAGTTGAGGCTGAACGCGGTCGACCTCGGCCGTCGCTCGGTCCCGGCAAGTCTCTCGAGCGAGACGCCGGTGTCGCGCCCATGGGGGATTGAGACGCTGGTTCATTCCGAGGAGGCCGTGGACCTGTCGCGCGCCGCTGCGGGTCTGCCGCTGCTCTGGAATCACGACCCGAACAGACACCTGGGGATGGTCGCAAACGTCCGACTGGACCGCGGCCGCCTGGTGGGCGACCTGGTGTTCAAGCCGGGCGAGGAATCCGACTCGGTATGGGCGGACGTCCGCGACGGCTGGCTTCGAGACGTCAGTGTCGCCTACCAGATCCATGAATGGGACCCAGAGGTCCACCCGCCGGAATGGCGAGCGCGCCGCTGGGAGTTGATGGAAGCATCGATCGTCACCGTACCCGCCGACGTGTCCGTTGGCATCAACCGCCAGAGGAATGAGAACATGACCAAGGTAGACGGAACCTCGGCCTCGCCGCTCGACGGCGCGACCGTCGTGTTCCTCGAGGGGGAGCGTATGCGCCTCGCCGCGCTCCGCGAGCAGTCGCGGAGGGCCGTCGACCTCGGTGTATCGGGCGTCGAGCAGATCGAGGGCACCGCCATTCGCGAGGGCTGGTCGGGTGAACGGTACGGGTCCGAGCTGCTTGCCCGGATATCGCCTACCCGCCCCGTCATCGGCCCGCGCGCCGACCCCGGTCCGGCTCGCAACCCCTATGACCAGGCGGGCGAGGACGCGGTCGAGAAGTTTTGCCGGGGCGCGGAACAGGCATTGTCGCTGCGTTGCAACCTCCTGACTCCGGAAGAGATCAAGGCCGCTCGCGACAACCCGTTTCGGACCTGGTCGCTGCGCGAGCTGGCGGTCGAATACTTCCGCGTGGCGGAGAACCGCCGGCCGGCCGACGTCGCCAGCGAGGTTTTCAAGCGCTCGCCGGTGATCGCGCACTCCCCTGGAGACTTCCCCAGCATCCTCGCCAACGTCGCTGGCAAAAGCCTGCGGATGGCCTATGAGGAGAACACCGGATCGCTGGTGTGGTGCCCCGTCATTGAGGTCCCTGACTTCAAGGCGAATTACCTGGTTCAGTTATCGGCGTTCTCCTCCTTGCAGGAAGTTCCCGCGAGCGGGCAGGTGAGCCAGGGCACGATCGGGGACAAGCATGAGACGGTCACCGCCAAGACCTATGGACGGCTGTTGACCCTGTCGAGGCAGCTCATCGTCAACGACGACGCCAACGCGCTCGCTCGGCTCCCGGCCGCGATGGGTGCCGCGGCCGGTCGCGTCGTCGCAGATCTGGTCTTCGCCAAGCTGACTGGCGGGATTGCGACGACCACCATGACCGAGGACAGCACCTATCTGTTTCACGCCAACCATGCGAACTACATCGCTGCGGGAGCCGGCGCCGCGATCAGCGCGACGACCCTCGGCGCGGCGCGCGCAGCGATGGCGAAGCAGAAGGACCCGAACGCCATGGCGTATCTGAATATCCGCCCCGCGTGGCTCATCGTCCCCGAGGCGCAGTGGGCGACGGCGATGGATTACACGCTGAACCAGTACGACCCCGCGGGGACGGCCGGCACGCTGAAAAAGAACCCGTACAGTGGAATGCTGACGGCGATCAGCGACCCGCGCTTGGACGCCGACTCGGCGACGAAATGGTATCTCGCGGCGAGTGCAGGCCAGATCGACACCGTGGTGATCGCGTACGTCAACGGTCGCCGTGAGCCGCAGCTCGTTCAGGAGGACAGCATCGGGCAGGACGGGACGGTTTATCGTGTGCTGCACGATGTGGGCGTAGGGGTCGGCGACTTCCGCGGTCTCTACCTGAACGCTGGGGCGTAGTAAGCAAGCTGATTCTTCTGGAGGAGTGCGAGCATGACGACTCTTGTATACGGCTCCGGCGCGAGCGTGGTTATCAACCACCTGGCGGGTGCCACCAAGACCAGCGGCCTGGTCGAGGAGATGGCGGACTGCATCGGGGTGTGGCTGGATGATGTGGCGAACGGGTCCTATGGTCCGTTGCTGATCATGGGCGAGGTGACCCTGGCAAAGACCACGGGCACCGCCTACAGCGTCGGCGACAAGCTGTATTGGGACATCACCAACAACAAGCTGACCAAGACCAAGAGCGACATCCCGTGCGGGGTGTGTACCTTGGCTGCGGGCAGCGCCGACACCACCGCCCGTGTCTTTCTGAACCCGGGCATCGAGGAGGAGCCGTAATGCCCAGGGTGTGGCGTGAGTTCACGGCGGATGGCACCTTCACGGTTCCGCCGGGGATTCATTTTCTCCGTCTAACCGGATGTGGCGGCGGAGGTGGGGGTGGCGCCGGCGGAAGCGGCGGCGGCGGCGGAGGTGGAGGCTCCGGGCCCTGCTGGTATGGTTTCGATGTCCCGGTGAGCCCCGGTGAGGTCTTGACCGTTGATATCGGCGCGGCGGGCGTCGGGGGGGTTGCAGGCGGAGCCGCCGCCACGAATGGCGCGCAGACGCTGATCGCGACCCCTGACGGCGTCACCCGCTCGTCCCTTGGCTATGGCGCGCTCGGTGCGGTTGGGACGGCCACCGGTGGAGCAGGTGGCGCTTCCGTGTCTTATGGTGGCTCGTTCGTCAGCGCAGGTGGTGCGGCCGGCGCAGCTGGAGCGGTATCGCCGTCGTTTGGAGGCTCGAGCAACGGGCTCGTGTCCGGTGGCCCAACATCGTACCTGATCGGAGCAAGCGGCGGTGGCGGACATACGGGAACGGGTGGCGTGGGGGGTGCTCCGTTCGGCGCGCGCGGATATCCATACGGTGGCACACCTACCATGGGGGGAGGGGGCGGAGCCTGTTCAAACCTGCCGAACTGGGCGCAGAGCGCAACAGCCCCGGTCGGGGGAACGACCGGGGTCGCTGGCACGGCTCCGAGTGGCATGTTCGGCGCCGGCGGTGGTGGCGGTGGCGGGCATGCGGCGACCCCTGCCAACGGCGCGAACGGCGCGCCTGGCTACCTGATGATCGAATGGGAGCAGCCGTAATGGGCAGAATCGCGCGAGTGGCGAGGGTCAAGGGTGATCGGATCGTATCGATCACCATGTGCGACCTGGACGATGCAGACGCCGCGGCGCGCGTCCGCGGGTGTGACTACTGGTTCGAGATCAGCGGGGAGCTCGGCGCGGAGCTCGGCGAAGTCCGCGGGCTTTCGGTGGGCGACCGAGTAGGCTTTGCTTCTGGGCAGATGCTCCCGGCATCGTTGCAGGCCAGTAAGGCCAAGCTCCGGACGATTCAGGCCGTCGAGCTTGATCAGTTCGGACAGGTGAAGAACTTCAGGACGCCGGTCGATGTATCAGCGAAGGCCGCGGATAAGTATGAGGTTGCGGGCAAGCTGATCGTGGATCTTGGGCGGTAGCCCGTCCGGATCGATGGATGTTCGATGATCGACGTAGACGCTGATGCTGACGATGTCTTCGCTGCTGACGGGGAGCTCTGTGAGCTGACGACGCGGCTTGCCTTTGGAGGGATCGCGGAGGCGACCTTTTGCGCGCACTTCGTGGATGACACGGCAGAGGCTGGAGCGCGTGGCGGCCCGAGAGCGCTGGCGCCGACTCACCAGCTGCCGGCGGATCTGGATGAGGGACAGGGCATCCAGCGACCCGACCTGCGGGCCTATCTGGTGTTGCAGATCCTGCCGCGCGGTCTGCTTACTGATCTGATCCTGCGACAGACCGTGCTCGAGGACTGATGCCCGCCGCGCTTGCCAGAGTCCTCGCCACTGCGCTTGCTCGCGGTCTCGGGTCGGACGCCGGCTCCCGGGCGGGAGCGGGAAGGCTCGCAATGCGGGCCCGTCTCGACGGGGCATCGGTAACCGCCGAGCTGCGCCGCCTCGAGCGCACGGTGGCGGCGGCCGCGGCGCGGGCGCTCAACACTGCCATGCGGCAGGCCCACAAGGCGACGGTCGACGAGGTGCTGCAGGTGAAGCGGCTCCCGAAGCGATCCGCCCTCACGCGTCGCGAGGGCAAGGAGGGGCCGGTGCGCTGGTATCGCGCGACCCCCGAGAAGCTAGAGGCCCGTCTCTGGGTCGGGCTGAAGAGGCCGCTGACCGTCCGCCGGGCCGGGGTCGTTACCTCCGCGCCGACCAGCCCGAGCGCCTGTTCGCGGAAGCGCGCCCGCGGCGGGCTCCGGTGCCAGCGCAGGGCCGAGAAGCTGTCCGCCGAGCTCGGCCGGGTCGACTGGGCGATCAAGGGCGGCGGCAAAGGGGCGAGCTTGCCGTTCTGGGCGCGCATGGAGTCCGGGCACGTCGGCGTCTTCGTACGGACCGCCGGCTCCCGGCTGCCCATCGCCGAGGCCTACGTGCCCATCGTTGACGCCGCCCAGGCCGCTGGCGCCCGGCACGTCGAGCGCCACTACCGTGACACCTACCCGCGCGAGCTGCGGCGTCTGATGAGGATCTGACATGTCAACCGTAGAAACGGGGACGACTATCTCGTTCCATAGCGGTCTGTGCGGGGAAGTCTACGACCTCAACCTGCGGGGCTCGCGCCCAGCAATCCCGACCTCGCACATGGCGTCGACTGGCGGGGAGACCTTCCTTCCGGGGAAGCTGGTCCGCTGGGAACTCGAGGTCGTGTGCGCGTACACCGGGCAGGCTCTCCCGGTCGCGGCCTCGGATGTGGCCGAGGCGATCACCATCACGACCCCGGATTCCCAGGGCTACAGCGGGCAGGGATTCATCACCGACTTCGCCGTGTCCACCCCGCTCGAAGGCCGGGGCGAGCTGCGCCTGACCATCCAGGGACATAGCACGCTGACCTTCGCATGACCCCGCTCGAGCAGTTGACTGCCCTCTGTGAGTTCGAGGGCCGACGGACCCTGCGGGTCACCCTGCGCTCGACCGGAGAGGCGTGGGTGTGCCACGTCAGGACGTTGACCGCCGACGAGCGTGACGCGCTCGACTTCGCCGTGGCGGCGAGCGCGCGCCCCCGGGCGGAGCTGGTCGCTCGCGCCCTGGCGGTCGGGGAGGGAAGCCGCGCGCCGCTCTTGCCAGCCGGCTCGACCGACCTGGTGGGTAGCTGGCCAGGCTGGATCGTGGATCAGCTGTTCGAGGCCGCGCTCGGGCTCAACCGCCTGGAGGGGCTGGTCGACGGGCCGGCCCTGCGGCTACCGGCGGAGACCGACGAGGTCGACCAGGGGGAGCAGGGGGCCGTCGGTTCGCGCCAGGTGGATCGCGAGGCGGTGGCCAGAAAGGTACACGGCATCATGGGGACGCTCACCAAGATAAGAGCGTTCGAGCGAGTCGACCCGAGCCAGGCGGCATCCTCCGGTGGCTGACGTCTCGCGGCTCAAGTGGATCATGGAGGTCGACTCGAGCCGGTTCGAGGCGGGGCTGAAGCGAGCCCGCCGGGCGATCGTCGGCGTCGGCGCGGCGCTCGGCGGGGTCGGCGCCATCCGTCGCGGGGCCGCGACTGCCGAGCGCCTGGTGCAGGGCGCCGGCGCAACCGGGATCGGGGTCGAGGGCCTGCAAGAGCTCGAGTTTGCCGGCGGTCAGGCCGGGCTCGAGCCTGGGCAGACGACCGAGTCGCTCTCGCAGTTCGCTCGGGCGCTCGGGCGACTGCGCCAGGGTAAGGGCCCGCTCGCCCGCCTGCGCGGTCGGAGCACCGCCGGCCTGCTGCGCGAGCTCGCCGGCGCGCCCGGCACCGAAGCCGCCCTCGGGGTGCTCTCGGCCGGCGTCGCCGGGATGCCCGAGGGGATCGGCGGCGCGGTTGCCGAGGCCGCTGGCTTCGGCGGATTGCAGGGCTTCGAGTTCCTGCAGCAGGGTCCCGCGGCGCTCGCACAAGCGCGCCGGCGCTATCACACCCTGAATCGGCCAATGTCGGCCGACCAGGCCGAGGCGATCAAGCGGGGCGGGGACATCGTGACCGAGCTGGGAGGGGCCGCGGCAAGCGGGTTCAACCAGCTGCTCGGGCGGGTCGCGCTCAGTCTCGACCGGGTCGCGGCGCGGCTCGAGGCGAACACCCGCGCGACCGAGGATGACACGCGAGCCGGTGCGCGGGTGGGGCCGTGACCGAGCGCTTCTGGCACATCGTCGGGACCGATCAGATCCTGTCATCGGCCGAGGGCACGGAGATCCGGCGGACGGTGCGGCTCTCCGACGTGCCCGGCTCGGCGGAACAGCAGGCGGTACTCGCGTTGAACGAGCTCCCCGACATCGGCTCCGCGCACCCTGCCATGAGCGTTGCCTTCCTGGTGTCCAGGATCGTGCGGGCGCTCGACGTCAGCTGCTTCGACGCGGAGCTGATCTACCGCACCCGGGATGCCACGTGGGACCCGGGCGGACAGTTCGAGCTGGCCGCCCAGGTGACGAGCTTCGCCAGCCAGTACGACGTCGACGGCCTCGAGATTGCGACCCAGAGCGGGACCGAGGTGCAGCGGCACGTCATCGATCGTCCGTGGCCTCTGGTCGTGTTCCGCTGGCGCAGGGTGACGACGAATCTCGGCACGGCGATCGCTCAAGCCATGGCGCAGGGCAGGGTCAACCAGTACCCGTGGATGGGCGCCCCAGAGCACCACATCCTCTGTGCTCACGTGGAGATAGAGCCGCTCTATCCTGGGCACTGGCTGCAGACCTTCGAGTTTCACCTCAATCCGGCCGGCTGGGACGCGACCGTGACGCATCAGGAGATGGACATCGAGACGGGCAAGCTCCAGCCGATCGAGAACCCGACGCCGGATGAGCAGATCACGCGACAGGTCATCCTCGGCTTCGACTTCGCGAGCTTGGGGCTACGAGTCCAGTGACGGACGTCGTCATCCCGAGGACGTGGCGCGAGGGCGACCGTCAGGGCGCCGCCAAGCTCAACCGCCTGGTGAGCGGAGTCGTCCGGGCGCGCCCCGCAACGCCGGTGCCGGCGTCACGGGTGGAGCTCGGCAGGCTATCCGGGCTCATGCAGGTGAGGCTTGTCGAGCACCAGGCGGACGTGGTGATCGTCGAGCCGTGGGACGGGGCAGAGGCGGGCGAGTCGTTCGCGGCCGCGAAGCCCTACCTGCTACGGACCTCGCCGTTCGATGGCGGAAGCTGGAACGGGGTGAGCTACAGCTACGCCTCAGTGTCGGCGCGTACCGCGACGCTCGGGGGCGACTCCGAGGACCAGGTCATCGTTCCGGCGTACGTGCCTGGCGACCTGCTCTACGTGGCCAGGCTCGGCGCGGGCGGCTCGTCCGTTACCGACGACGCGGGCGCGCCGGTCGACTGGATCGACCTCAACCTCGACGCCCGCGCCTGGGCAAAGGCGGCAGCGTGAGCGTGGCGCGGGCCTTCGATGCCAGTCCCTTGGGTGCCTTTGCGGAAAGCGCTCTGCGCGCTCGAGGCATAGCAGGCTGTTCGTACGACCCAAGGTTCTGGGGTGTCCACGTAGTACATGGAGGCTATGCCGTACTGCCTCCACCTCCATATTATGGGAGTGTCGGAGTATCCATCGCTTATAAGGGGTCCTTGTTTAGCGGATTCGCTGCTGGGGATGTCTGTACGGTCCTATTGCTCGACGGAACGAGCTATGCCATGCCTTGGACTTTGAACGGGTTTCCTTGGTCGACCGCGGACTGCAGTCCCAGCATTCATTACCCTGATGCGAGCGCATATTTGGCGAATTTCTATACTGGCAATCACCCGTATCTGCATGAGCCGGCGTCAAACTATCCAGTCCGTCTAACGTTCACCGGCTCCGCTGGCAGCTTCTGCATTGATCTCGATCCCCCTTGTTGGGATCGGGACATCGGTGGCTTTTGGACAGAGTGGACTTCAAGGCAAAAGGTAGCCTGAATGACTACGCGATACTGGAAGGGCACCGCGAGCGCGGTGGCACAGGTCTCGACGGCAACAGTCACCGCCTACGACGCGGCGACGACCTACACGATCACGGTCGGCGCGGGCAACAACACGGCGGCCGTCTCCGCCCCCGGCACGACCGACGCGGCCGGCACGGCGGCCGCGCTGCGGGCGGCGTGGAACGCGAGCTCGCACCCGTACTGTACCGGCGTCACGGCTGGCGGCACCGGCGCCGATGTCACCCTGACCGCCGACGTGGCGGGCGTGCCGTTCACCGTCGCGAGCTCCAAGACGGGCGGGACCGGCACCTTCGGTGCCTTCACGACCACGACCGCGAGCGCTGGGCCGAACGACTGGTCGAGCGCTCGCAACTGGTCGGACAACACCGTGCCGGTCTCGGCCGACGTGGTGGCGTTCGAGAACAATGCTGTCCCGGTCTGCTGGGGGCTCGACCAGAGCGCGGTGGACCTCGCGGAGCTGCGGATAGACCAGAGCTACACCGGTCGGATCGGGCTGGATCGCACCCGCTTTGCGACCTCGGCAGACGCCGCGACGACGGTCGCGACGGCCCCGGAGTACCGTGAGGACTACCTGATCATCGGGTGGGACGACGCGCACATCGGCAAGGCGGCGGGGGTCGCCGTCGGCGCCGGCTCGACTCGCCTCAAGCTCTCCAACGACAAGTCCGGCGCGAGCACGACGACCGTTCACGGGTCGGCAAGCTCGGCGAGCGAGTCCGGGCTCCCCGTGGTGCGCCTGAAGGCGGCTCATGCAAGCGCGGACGTGAACGTCCGCTCGGCGCCCGGGGGGGTTGGCATTGCGGCCGACGAGGTTGGCGAGACCTCGACGGTCGGCTCCGTCACGGTCACGGACGCCTCGCTCGGGAGCAAGGTGACCATCGGCGCGGGGACGACCCTGACATCCTTCAGCCAGCTGGGCGGACAGAACACGATCCACGGCGCCGCCGCGACCGTCACCCTGGTCGAGGTCGCCGGCGGGACCCTGGAGATCCGCGGAGACTTCACGATCACGACCCTCGACGTATACAACGGCATGGTCGCCGACAACCACGTCAAGGCCGGCGGGAATTCGGTAACGACGGCGAATCTGAGGGGCGGCACCCTGGACTTGCAGCAGATCTCGGAGTCGCGCACCTATGCGACCCTCAACTACTACGGCGGCGTATTGCGCGCGAGCGGGGCGATCACGTTATCGATGCTCGACCTCGAGAACGCGTACACCCTGACAAAGACATGAGCCGGGACGTGGCCGATCGGTTCCTGGTGCGCCTCGAGCGCGCCTGTGCCGTGCGCGCCCGGGAGCGGGCCTGGTGGGTGGTCGCCGGCGCCGCTTGCGGGGCGTGGCTGGTGATAGCGTCGCTCGTCCTCTCGGGGCGCTGCGGGTGAACGTGCCACGCAACGGCGAGCTTTCGCGGGTGTACCAGGTGATCGGGGTGGCGCTGGTCGGACTGCTCGCGGGCGGCGGCGGGTCCTGGGTGTCCGATCAGGTGAGCCCGCCGCGCCCGGACCCGTTCACCGGAACGATGGGGCGGGAGCTGCGGGCCGACATGGTGCGCGCGCTGGAGGAGCAGGATCGGCGGTTACGCGAGGTCGAGGGGATCGCCGGCAAATGCCAGGAACGGGTGGCCGCGCTGGTGCGAGAGCACGATCAGATCTATGACATGGTGCGCCGGGTCGCGCCAAAGCCCTGATCAGACATGGAGCACGCTATGAGACTGTGGACTATCTTGTCGATCGGCGGGTACGTGCTCGGATGGTTCGAGCGTGCCTCTCGGGACGGCCGATTGACCGCCGAGGAGATAGTCGAGCTGGTCCAGGGCGCCGCGCAGCTGGCCGGGGTGCATCTCCCGATTGAGAGGCGTGAGGCCGACCCCAACCCATAAGGGCCGCGACCGCCGGGATCTGCCACAGATAGGGCAGGCCGGCGACCTCTCCTGGTCGGAAGCCCCGGGCGGCCGCTGGCGGGTAGAGCTCGGGGCCGGATACCCGCCAGCCAGCCCAGGGAGCCCACGGCAAGGTCCCGGAGAGGACCCGCATCAAGAACCAGCACCCGCGCGAGCGCGCGCCGGCGTTGCGCTCGAGGCGGGCGTAACCGCCGGCCGAGAGACCGCAGATCCAGGCTGCTTGTCGGGGCGTGAGGGCCGCCAGAAGCCGGGCCTCGACCAGATCGCCGGGCTCCGGGTCCGGGCTCTCGAGCAGTGGGGCGAAGGCGGCGAGCTCGCGCGGGTCCACCGATGGGGTAGCGGCTCGCCGCATCGTGAGGTGCATGACGGGGATCAGGCGGCATGCGCGAACGCAGGCAGCTGGCCTCTGCGCCGGTTGACATAATAGACAGTGGGGGCGACGCCCGCCGGGGCGGGGAGAGGCACCGCCCCCAGCAGAAGCCCGCCGAAGAGTCCCGCCCCCAGAGCCTTTGCCGCGCGCTCCCACGCGCTCCTGACCCTCGGCTCCTTCGCCGCTTCAGCGCGAAGGCTCGCGAGAATGAACCCCGCATCCTGCTCGAGTAAGTCCGCTACACGGACCGCCGACGCCTCATCCATCTGGTGAGTTCCTGCTCGCCAGTGGCTCACCGCTGATCTGGTGACGCCCAACTCCTGGGCGACGCGGTAGTCAGAGCTCCATCCCATCCGGGCCCGGAGCGTGTCGAGAAGTTCTGCCGTAAGCATTGCAAAGCCCTCCCCAGAGCCTTCACGTAGACAGTAGCTCAACGGATAGGCTCGCGCGACGTTGAGCGGGCCTTGACAAGTTGAGGCCCGCTCAACTAGCTTTTCCCCCCGGGCGGGTCGCTCCCGCCCGTCCTCCCCAAAAGCCCCGGCGGGGCTCGCAACCTCGCCGGGCATCTCGAGGGGGAGGCCGATGGGCAGTTGGGGAGTCGTGCGGACTCTTGACCCGGGAGGACCTGGTGGACGCGAACTCAAGAAACCCTGTCAGGGCCCGTTCCCCCCCCGACCCTCCGGAGCTTTCCCCGGGCCTACCTGCACTAGGCCCGGGGCCTTTCTCCGAGGGACGGCTCGAAGCGCCTGGCTCGGGGAGAGGGTAGGGGAGCTGCCAGGGGGGGAACGGCACAGAGCTCCGGGGCGACGCGAAACAGGGACCGCCCGTGCCGGGGGGAGAGCTCGAGCGGCTCGACTCTAACGCGACCTGTCGCCGAGAAGCGAGGGCCGGCTCCGACGGAGCAGAGCATCGCGCGGCGCCGCAACCTCGCAAGGGGGGGCGGCGCTCGCCTCCCGCTCAGACCTCACCAACAGAGTCGATCTGGGAGGAAGAATGGATCAGGAGGGGAAGATTGATCGGTTCGACGCCTTCTGGCGCGCCTATCCGCGTCGCACTGCCAAGGCGGCCGCCATCAAGGCCTGGGAGAAGCTCGAGAAGGCGGGTCGCATCAGCGATGCGTGGCTTGAGACTGCGATCGAAGCCATCCGAGCGCAAGAGTTGGCGCGAGAGCGGCGCGCGGCCAAGGGAGACCGGCTCCCCGACTGGCCACACCCAGCGACCTGGCTTAACCAGGGTCGGTGGGAGGATGAGGTCGAAGCCCGAGCCGTGCCATTCGCGGGCGTCCCCAGCGCACGAGCCTGTTGCATCATCGGGTGCGGTCGGGTGGCCGACGTGAAGCGCGATCAGCAGTGGTGGTGCGCGTGGCACTGGACCAAGCACGTCAACCTGGCGGCGCTGCATGGGCTGTACCAGAACCTCGCAGACATGGGGCTCGGGCGCCCTGCCAGCATGACCGGGGCCGTCTACGCAGAGTGGTGCAGGGAATACCTGCGCGAGAACCCGAAGCGGGTGGCTGGGCGGGATGTTCGTCTGCCCGGCCCTGCTGGCGGCGGGTCCTCCTGAGCGGCAACCATGCGGGCAAAAGGCACGCGGG